GAAGAGGACTTGGATGAGGATAAGTTTATTGTTGAATATACAAAAGCAGTCATAAAAGGATGGAAAGGTCTTAAGTATCGTTACCTAGAAGAGCTTCTTTTGGTAGATGTAGGAGAGCTTGATCCTGAGGATGAATTACCCTATACAACTGATAATGCAGAACTTCTTATGAAGAATGCAACTTCTTTTGATACATGGGTAACAGAGGCTGTTGGTGACCTAGAAAATTTTACTGGCAACAAGTAGCGTATATAAGAACGCTGCTTGAGCGTTACGTAAAAGAATCCACCCAAAACGTAGATTTAAGTAAATATTTAGCACTCTGTGAACAATTAGGACAAGAACCAGATCCTGCCCAAATGCCACTGGAGGCTTCGGCGTTTCCGTACGAAGTTCAAGTGGCATTTTTTGTGTTTGACCTTTTATCGGATAAGTGGGATAGCATGTCGGGTATGTATTTAGGAAAGGACTGGTCTTCAGCCACTTTTCTATTTGAAGCATATAAAATAGAAGATGTACCCGTTATAGTTTATTTCGCAAAAGTTTATGAAAATATTATCGTATCGCATAGATCCGAAGAACTTGCCCGAAAGCAAAAACAAGCACAGCAATCGGCAAGAAATAAGGCGAGAGTAGGTGGCTAAAAAACGCAAAATTATGGTAGACGTCGTAGTCGACGATAAAGGCACAACCAAGAAGATGGCTGTGTCCCAGCGTCAGCTGGACGGGGCTATGAAAGATACAGAAAAGTCTACCAGACAAGCCAGAAAGCAGATACGAGGTGCTGCACAAACTGCAAGTGCTGGTGGCAAGCAATTTGCTGCTCTTGCATCTGGCACTGGAGGCTTGGTTGGTGCATACGCAACTCTTGCTGCACAAATCTTTGCTGTAACCGCAGCGTTTAACTTTCTAAAAGAAGCAGGCTCTCTAAAGTTATTACAAGAGGGTCAGCTTGCCTATACCGCTGCAGTTGGTACTTCTATGAAATCCTTGACAATGGATATTCAAGCAGCAACAGGCGCACAGCTAGGTTTTAGAGAAGCTGCGCAAGCGGGTGCTATTGCAACTGCTGCAGGCTTATCCCCCGACCAAATTGTGGCATTAGGTAAAGCAGCAAAAGATACTTCAACTGTACTTGGTCGAGACTTAACAGATTCATTTAATCGTTTAGTTCGTGGTGTAACAAAAGCAGAACCAGAACTATTAGATGAACTTGGTATTATTTTACGACTTGAAAAAGCTACTACTGATTATAAAACCTCTCTTGGTATAACGGGAGAGCTAAGTGCGTTTCAACGAAGCCAAGCAGTAACTGCTGATGTTTTAGAACAAGTAGAAAAGAAATATGCCAGAATCTTAGCAGTTACAGGAGAGAGTACAAACGAGTTCCAAAAACTTGCAACAGCTTTTGATGAAATAATTATGAGTATTCAAGAGTTTGCTGTTAAGTTTTTAACTCCAGTTGCTCAACTTTTACAGAAATTTCCTCAATTAATTATAGCTGCCTTTGCTCCTTTTACTATTTCAATTTTAAGAGCAGCACTCCCATCTTTAGCTGGTCTACAAGAAAGTTTAGGTGTGTTTGCAGATAAGGCTAAAACTAGCTTTGCTCAAGCACAAGCAGCACAAGCTAAATTTAATAATGATGTTACTCGGCTTGCTGCAAGCAAAGCTACTCAAAAAGCTCTTTTAAAAGAAATAGGAGCAGAAACAAAAGCAGCCACCGCAAAAGTAAAAATAAGAAAAAATTCTTTACTACAGTCTTTGAGAAATGGAGAGAAGCTCGACGCAAGACAGATCAGAGCAATTAGAAGAAACTTAGAGAGACAAGCGCGCGGCTATGAAATAAAAGATAAAAGAGTTTTACGCTCTCTTGAAAAGAGTTTAAAAAAGATGGAGCTTTTAAATAAAGCTACCACAGATAAAATGAAACTACAGTTTCAAACTCTTGGCGCAAAAATATCTTCTTCAGTTACTGCAGCGACTGTTCAAGCAAAGAGCGCAATAGCAAGTCTTGCAAGTTTTACAGCAAAAGCGGCGGGCTTTATGGCAACTGCTTTGGGTGCAATAAGTTGGATAACTTTAATCGTATCATTAGGTGCTCTTGCATACGCTTTTATTCGTGGATCTGAAGAAACAGAAGAAATTACAAATAAATTTCAACACTTGATAGACAAAGAAAAGCAATTACGAGAAGAATCTGATAAAGTTGTTCAAGTTCAGAATATTTTAAATGAAGAGTTTGAGCGAGGAACTCAGATGATTGCTGCTTATGGAGCAAGGCTAAATGATATTTCTACTAAATCTTTGGGCCAAATGGTTAATCAAGAAGCTGCTACAAAGGCTATCGAAGCATACTCTCGAGCGGTAGAAAAAGCAAGAAAAGAAGTAGAAAAGTATGATAAAGCTCTTAAAGCTTCTCAAGGAGCTGCAGCAGCTGGCTCAACTCGCTCAGGCCAAGCAGGAAGTAGAAGAAGGGCTCAAAGAGAAGTAGCAAGCGGCACTGTTCTTCAAAAAGATCTTGATGATGCAACTAGACGCTCAAATGAGAGCTTTGCAGACTTTATTATGCGTCAAGAAGGTATGGATGAATCAACTCAATCTGCACTCGCAACATTAGGAAGAGAGCTAGATGAGTTGAAAGCTCTTGATAATGAGCTTTTTAGTAGTAATAAACTAATTCAAGAGTACAGAAAGAATTTAGAAGGCTTCATTGGAGGTAACGAAGAGTTAGCAGAAAAAGTTTTTTCATCAAGAGACGCAATTATAGAACTAAGAGGAACTATTGAAGGCCTTACAAGAGCTACTGAAGAAAATATTTCAACAAACTTACGTTTACGAATGAAACAGTTTCCTATAACGGAAGCAGATGCTTTTGTAACTGCACTGAAAGCAGAACAAAGAGAGCTGACTAAGCTAATTGCAACTCAAGAAGATGGAAAAGCAATAGAATCTCAAGTTGAACGACAAAAAGAGCTTAATAAACAACTTGACTTTTTTACAAATGCCGCAGCCTTAGAGACTCAAGTAAAAAGAGCTACTCTTGAAATACAGATACAAGAAGCCAAACTCCTGGCAGGTAAAACAAAACTTCTTCAAAATGAAGTAAGATCTCGAGCAAAAATAGCACAAAATCAAATAAAAATATTTGAAGCAGAGCAAAAGATTGCTCGAGCAAGATCGCTGCTCAGTCAAGATCAAATAAAAGCACAAAGAACATTAGCAGATACTTCTGGTGAAGTCACCGCCACTCAAAGAGACGAAGCTCAACAAATTCTCGATGGATTAGATGCAAGACAACGAGTTATAATGCTTGAAGAAGGAAAAATAGGACTACTTAGAGTTCAAACTTCTGAATTAGAGAGGCAGTTAAATACAACCCAACAATTACGAGATGCAAGTTTACAGGCTTTTGAGTCAAGTGCTCAAAGTGGAATTGCTGCACTTATAAAAGGTACAAAAGATTTTAAAGATGCACTTACAGACCTAGCAACAAGCGTACTAAATTCGATAGCCGATACTCTTGCCAGACAAATTACAACAAGAATAATGGGAGCATTTTTAGGGGTTAAAGATCCTGCGGTTGAAATGTCAGAAGCAATTAGAACTTCTACTGAAACGGGAGCAGACACATTTGAAACCGCAATTGTTAGGGCGACGCAAACTGGAGCCAATGCTCTGGCTAATGCCGTTGCAGGGGGTGCTCCAGGAATAACTCAATCGGAGTCAGGTGCTCCAACAGGAGTCAGAGATGTAGCTACAAATGGGGACGAGGAAGAACAGAAGAAAAAACGCGGACTTTTTAGTTATTTATTTGCTCGAGGAGGGGAACAAACGGGCGGGTCCGAAGGAACCAGCATAGATCCAAAACACGGAAAAGTAGAAGAGCAGAAAGTAGTTGGAAAATCACTTGGTATTTTTGGTCCATTCTTAAATGACTTCAGTGCGATTTTTGAGCAAAATACTGCTGGGGGTTTTCTTGGACAACTAGGAAAAACCTTTATGAGCGGAGCAGAAGGTTTTGGTAGTTTATTTACTGATCTTCTTGGCGGTCTCTTTGGAGGCGGTGGAGGCGGCGGTCTTGGAGGTCTTTTAGGTGGAATATTTGGTTTCCGATATGGCGGCATATCTTCTTACAGATATGGAGGAATGTCTGATAGATACTCTACTGGAGGAATCGCACGCGGTCCACAGGCTGGATACCCCGCAGTATTGCATGGAAACGAAGCAATCGTACCTCTTCCAAGTGGCGGAAAGATTCCTGTAGAAATGAAAGGAGGAGCTGGACAAACAAATAATGTTGGTGTAACTGTAAATATATCAGGAGACGGACAAGCAACTACAGAAATGCAAGGAGACCCAGGAAAATCAGAGGTATTAGGGAAACTTGTAGCTGGAGCTGTACAAGAAGAGTTACAAAAACAAAGAAGACCTGGAGGTATATTAAGTCCTTATGGAGCAGCTGGAGGAATCTAATGGCACTCGGATTTACAACATCAAGTAATTTTGGCAGTTTAAATGTTCTTCCTGACAAAGGAATGACGCGAAAAGCTACGCCTCAAGTTCGACGAGTAAATTTTGGAGACGGCTACGAGCAAAGAACAACTTATGGAATAAATAGCGTTAAAGAAGAGTATAATGTTAGCTTTAAAAATCGTACTCGTGGAGAGATAGAGAATATAGCAGGCTTTTTAAAAAGTTTAAAAGGAGTTACATCTTTTATTTTTACTGTGCCAGATCATTCTAGCACAGAAGAAGTTACTGGTGTTCTTGATAGTACAACAGATGATGAAAAGTCAATACGAGTAGTTTGTGACAGCTTTAATGAGAATTATCAGTATGAAGACTTTTATACTTTAACAGCTGTATTTAGAAGGGTTTACGAATAATGACAGCTATAGTTGAAAATGTACAAAAACAAGGTGTTGAGTCCTCAATAATTACTTTGTATCAATTAGAGTATGCCGCCGGAACCTTTGCTTATTTTTCAAGTGGGACAGAGGAGGATTTATCAAATATTGAATTTCGTGATGCAGATGGAACAATACGAAGCTATACTCCTATCCCGATAGAGATAGAAGGATTTGATATTCAGTCCGATGGTGCTTTATCTCGTCCAAAAATGACTGTGGCAAATATTGAAAGTACTTTTAAAAGTTCTATTGGTGGTTTAAGTTTTGAAGATTTAGTTGGAAAAAGAATTACTCGTAGAACCACGCAAGAAAAGTATTTAGTAGGAAACTCTGGGGATTCAACTCCTCCTGTAGAGTTTCCAAAAATAACATATGTTATTGATAGAATTTCTTCAAAGAATGTAATGCAAGTAGAATTTGAACTAGCCGCTCCTTTTGATCTTGCAGGAATACGGCTCCCTCGTAGAGTAATTATTGGTGGAGCTTGTCCTTGGAAGTACCAAGGGGCCTCAACTACTTTGTCCGAAGCAAATAAAGAAGGAGGCTGTCATTGGAGGCTTGATAATAAGCTAACTATAGATGGTACAGATCGATCAATATTTATAAATGTAAATGATGAACAAATATTACCATTTGTTAGTGGTGTTGCTTTAGGTACGGCTGCAAGCGGCACATCTAATTTTATAAAGGATCAGTACTATTATACAACTACAACTCAGCAAAGGTATGATACTGCGGGTGTACTATCTTCTGTAAGTGATGCTTTAACTTATCAATACTGGCAATGTTTGTCAGCAACAACAAGTCAGCCTTCAGCTACAAATGCATCTTTTAGAAAAGTAAGAAGATATCTTACTTCTTATAGTTCTGGTTTTACTTATCATGGATACTTAGATAAAGCTTTTAATCATAATGTGCTATATAATAATATATTATGGCAAGTAAAAAGAATAAGTGTAGTAGGGGTTACTCCTCAAGAAGGAGAATTTTGGACAAGAGCAGATAATTGTGGTAAAAAATTAAACTCATGCTCAATGAGATATCAAGCAAAGTTAAATACAGTAGTAAATAGCCAGTTTACTGCAGTATCTGCAAATAGAAACAATACAGTATCACTACCTTTTGGAGGCTTTCCCGGTGTCATACAGCGCAGAAGATAAGTATATTTTAAAGCATTTATTAGAGGCATACCCAGAAGAAGGATGTGGGATATTACAAAATAAAAAAGGAAAATTAGTATGGATTCCCTCTACAAATGAAGCAGAGAATCCCGAAGAAGAATTTGTAATAAATAGTGATGATTATTTAAAAGCAAGTCTAACAGGAGATATCTACGCAGTAGTCCATAGTCATCCTGATGCTTCTCCAGAGCTAAGTGAGGCCGATAAAAGAGCAAGTGACTATTTAGGAGTAAAGTATATTGTTTATTCAATACCTGAGGGAACTAAAGCAGAGTATAGTCCTAGACAGAATCCTTTGCTAGGAAGAGAGTATAGTTTTGGAAGTAATGATTGTTGGGGATTAGCAAGAGATTTTTATAAAAAAGAGTTTGATGTTATACTTCCTATCATGCAGTTTAAGGATAATTGGTGGGAAGAAGGTTTAAATTACTTCGATGATTTATTTGAAGATTTTGGATTTGTAGAGGTAGCAGAGCCAAAATTTGGAGATATAATTTTATTTAAAATTTATAATAATATACCTAATCATTGTGGAGTTTATTTACAAGAAGATATTTTTATGCACCATGCAGTGAATCGCCTTTCTTGTAGAGAAAGTTTGTATCCTCTGTGGATTAAAAATATATCAAGGTACGCAAGATATGCAAAGAGTTAAATTAGTAGGAGAAATTGCGAAATTTGGAAGTAATTGGGAGACTGATTGCAGAGATATTCGTGATATATTTAGACTAATAAACTGTCAAACCTCTGGGTTTCGTCAGCATTTAATCTCGGCTGCAGAGGCGGGTATTGGGTATGAAATAAAAAGGGGCGAAGATTACCTTGAAAGCGAAGACGAGCTTTTGCTTTCATTAAATAAAGAAGATATAATTATTACAGAAGTGCCTGCTGGAGCAAAGGGAGCAGGAAAAATATTTGCAGCTATAGCAATTGCTATTTTAGTAATTGCTAACCCTGGGACTTTATTTTTTACTCCAGGAGTAGCTGGAGCAGCTGGAAGCCTTACTGCGATTGGGCAGTTCGCAGTAGGGTTAGCAGTTAATCTGGCCTTAACAGGTATTGCTGAGATTATGGCACCCGGCCCAGAATCAGACTCCCAGCAAGAACAGGGGTACTTGTTTGATGGTCCTACAAATAATGTGCAGCAAGGTCTTCCTGTACCCGTTTGTTATGGAGAATTACTTGTAGGGGGTGCTCCAATAAGTTTATCTTTTAAACCTATATTTGAAGGTTATTCAGGATCGGGCAGAGGCCGCGGATCTGTAGCCGCTTTTAATTTTAGACCTAATATTCCTGTTCAAGGTCTTTTAGGGTCTCTACCCAGTACTCCGACAGAAGAAGATGATAACCAGTTTGAGGTACAAAGATAATGACTACAAGAATTCAAAAGCAAAAAGCAATAGTCTATGATCTAATTTCTGCAGGAGAAGTTAGTGGTATTGTTGGTGGCTTGTCTGGTGTTTACTTGAACGATACTGCCATAGCTGACAGAGCTAGTATTGCAAATCTACAGGGCGGCTCTGGCACCGCAAATGTTAGTAGTACTAGTGTTAGTGCTGCTACTAAAAGTTCTGGTAGTGGTTTATTTACTGGTGTTTCTCTTGCAAATGGTCCTAGATATGTTCAAATAATAGGCGCAGGAAAAACTTCAACCCTTTCTACCGCATTAAAAGAAAATGATGATACTATAATTTCTGCAGCAAATAATATTTTTGCATCTAGTATGATCCAACCTATAACTGAAGACTCTGCAAACGGTCCGGTGTATGGCTTCGATTCTCCTGTAAAGTTTTTGGTTAGAATACCTGGTGCTGGTCGAGGAGGAGGAGAGTATACAGGAATTATTACAAGTGTTGGAAGTTCTGGTAGTGGAACAGGTAATAAAGCTACTCTTAAACCTCCTATAGGAAAAAATGTAAATGCAGGTGTAACTTTTGAGATTGATGAAGTAAGAAAAATTTCTTCAATAACAGGAAGTAACTCTTGTACTTTAACAGCGGGCGTTACTAGAAGTGTAACTGGTGCTCCAATAAAACTAAGTCAATCTATTATAAACACTAGAGACTTATCTGCTGGAATAAGTAATGTAAACTATGAAAGTGCAAAAGCTTATTTTAATACAGGAACAAGAAGTCAACCTGCGCATACACATCCTGGAACTAATACTTCTGCATCTTATACCGTTGGCCCTAACTTTGATTTAAAGTGGCATAGCTCTCAGGACACTGGCACGGGGCAAGCAACTTACTTTATTGATGCAGATAGTTTTTCTTTTGCTCAAAACTCAAAGGAAGAAGTTGATAAAGTAAAAATAAACATTGAAATGCCTGGGGGCCTTTCTTTTACATCAGATAACGGTAAACATCATCCCGCTTATATAGAATTACAAATAGTTTTAGAATATAAAACAGATCCTGCACAGTCTTCTTTTACAAAAGAACTTATACACGGCAGAGACTATGGTGGCTCTGATTTTGTCAGTAATGTACCTGGACCTTTTTTCTCTAGGGGTATTGAACAAACACGAGACGTATTTTATGGTACCAAACCAGGTAGTCGAAGAAGCTCTGCTGTAATTGGAGCAACACAACAAAAAACTGCGTTCATAAGAGAGTTTACAGTTGATCTAAAACCCTTTCAACCTCTAGTTGACTGGAGAATTGGTATAAAAAGACTTAGTCCTGAGTCTTCAGTAGATTATACAGATCAAGATCATAATGTTATAGCTATGGCGAGAGTTAAAACCATAGAAGCAATAATTGAAGACAATTTAAGCTATCCTCTTTCAGCCTATAGCATTGTTGAATTTAGTGCTGAAGACTTTTCAAGTATTCCTAAAAGATCGTATCATATTCGTGGCAAGAAAGTAAAAGTTCCTACAAATTACATAACTAGAGAAGAGTTAGGGTCTAATGAGGCTAAGTATACTCGTAATAAAACAACCGGAGCAAATACAAATAATTATGTCACTTGGGACGGCACATTTCGAGGAGATCCAGCCGCCTCTCAAATAGTAAACCAAAGAAAAGTATACACAAATAACCCTGCTTGGATCTTTTATGATATTCTTACTGATAAAGAGATAGGTCTTGGAGATTTCATAGAAGAAAGCGATATAGATAAGTATGCTCTTTTTCAAATAGCAAGATATTGCGATGAACTCGTGCCCGATGGAAAAGGGGGGCAGGAGCCTAGATTTACTTGTAATGTATACTTTGCTAAACAGGAAGAAGCATATAAAGTTTTAAAAGATTTAGCATCTACATTTAGGGCTATGCTTTTTTATATTGATGGTTTAATAACTCCTGTTCAAGATACTTTCAAAGAACCCGTTTATACTTTTACAAATGGTAATGTTGAAGATGGTTTATTTAATTATACTTTTACTGGTCAGCGTGCCCGAGTAAATCAAGTAAATGTTACTTGGTCAAATCCAGATGAGCAGTTTAAACAAACAATTATAACAATTGATGATATAGAAAATATACTTAAACAAGATCGAGTTATTGCTAAAGATGTTGTTGCTTTTGGTGTTACTTCGCAGGGACAAGCACAGAGAGTAGGGCAGTGGCATATGTCTACCTCTATTGAAGAAACAGAAGTAGTTAGTTTTAGCACTGCTGTAAATGCGACTTTTTTACGGCCTGGCGACCACATAAATGTTCAAGATCATTATGTAGATAATACGATTGCTAGCGGTAGAGTTAGTACTCATGCTGCTATTACTGCAAGTTCAATACCCTTAGATAAGCTAGTTCACCCTATAAGTGGTCTTTCTTCGGGTAGTTCGCATATTTTATATCTAATATTTCCTAATGCAGGAACCTACTTAGCTCAAAGTGAAGAAGTAACAATAAATAGTGTTGTTTATAAAAGAGGCTCGCTTATTTTAGGGGATGCTAGTGGGAATCCTATTACAACAGAGGCTCAAGCAGCAAATCTTGTAGATGATAGTGGTGTGGCAGTTGTAGCTCAGTTTTCTCCGAATACAAGAATTGAAAAAAGATTTATTAATACCACAACTACATCTAGCTCTGGTACTACTATAATTGGAACAAGCGCTGCATTTTCTAGTGCTCCAAATAAAGATGTAATATACGCAATTGGTCCTTCTTCAGAACATAGTACTGTAGACGTTAAACAATTTAGAATTTTAGGACTAGAGGAAGAAACAGAAAATCAAAAATATAAGATAACTGGTGCAATAGTTTCAACAAATAAGTATGAAAAAATAGATGCAGATAGACCCGTATATATTCCTGATTATTCTGAATTTTCTGGTTCAGCAGTAGATGTTCCTGCGCCACAAAGTATCACCGCCGAGCTTGTAAACTCTGTAAGTGCTAGTATTGACTCTGCTGATTATGCAACAGATGCTATTATAAGTTGGTCTACTCCCGAAGAAACCATTACTGACTCAAGTGGTAGTACACGCGATATTCCATATCGTTTTGTAGATAGATTTGAAGTAATACACGACATAGTGCCCGGCCCTCTACCAGATGGATTTTCTCGCATAGAAGTTGGTGCAAATACAAATAGTGTTCGTATTCCTAACGCTCGATCTGGAAGAGTACATATTCGAGTGCGCACTATTTCTGATACTGGAGCAAAATCTAAGTATAGAAAAGCAAATAGACTTTTAACAATTCCACCGCCTAATTTTAATAGAATTACAAAGATTCCTCTAGGAGGAACATTAACTACTAGTTTAGAGTTTGATTATAGTAGTGGAAAAGCTCTTTTTGAAGAAGCAACATACACTTATATTGCGCCAAGCTCTTTTAATCTAGCTGTAACAAATGGAAATACAAGTAAGACAGAACAAGCTTTTAACGCTATGTCTAATAATACTACGGCTTATTTATACTATGATCATAGCACTCGTGCGTCTGATCCTTGGAAAGCTGTTCAAGTACATACTGATGGTGTAGCTGTAGATAGTAGTAGTAATGCGATTAATTTTAACTACTATAAAGAAGTAGGAGCAACCAATAATGGATTGTCTGCAACATCTGGTACAGTATCTCTTCCTCTTGGAGGAAATACTATTACGGGATCCTCTACAAGTTTTACTTCTCATTTTTCCGAAGGTGATTTAATTAAACTTACTTCAGCAGGGTCTCCAGGAACGCAGCAGGCAAATGCAGAATATTTTGAAGTAGCAGAGGTAGTTAGTAATACAAGTCTAATTGTGTCGCAGACTGCAACAAAAACACACTCAGGTGTTAATGCTTATAAACAGTCTTTAGTCCCAGACTTTGAGAGTGACGCTATTCTTGCACAAGTGCAAAAAAGCGGTACAGGCGTATATGCAGCAGAATTTTTCGTAAACTCACGAGGAAAAAGAGGCCCAGGAAGATGGCAAGTTCCTGTTACATCGCTTCCAACAACTACAGCTCAAGCACAAACGGCATGGGACAGTAACTGGGCCGATAGACCTGGTAATGCTGTTACTGGCGATCAAGCTACTTTCTTTGAAGGCACGATACAAAACTTTACAGGAACAGCTACCTGGAGTTATGATGGTTCAATTTGGATTAATCAAGCAGAGATAATTGATGGCGATCTTGTTGTAACTGGTAGTATCACCACTGATAAAATATTTGCAAATGCAATTACAGCAGATAAAATTGCAGCAAATAGTATAACTGCAGAATCAATTGCTGCTGACTCAATTTCTACTTCTGAGTTATCAGCAAATGCAGTGACTACAGACACACTTGCTGCAAATGCAATTACTACAAATAAGATTGCAGCAAATGCAATTACTACCGCTGAGATCGCTGCGGGATCTGTTGTCGCTGAATCTGTACAGGCAAACTCAGTTGTAGCAAATCTACTTGCTGCAACAACTATTTCTGCGTGTCACATTACTACTCAGAGTCTCGCTTCTTTAAGCGCAAATCTAGGTGCAATCACCGGTGGTACATTAAGAAGCAGTGGCTCAAATGCACCACCCGATGCAAACAGTGGTCCATCAGGCAATGAATCTGGCGCTTTCCTTGATTTGACAGCAGGAAAGTTTACTTTTGGTAATGTAAATAAAAATATTACCTTTGATGGCACGGATCTTACTCTAAGTGGTGTTGTAATTGATGCTACAAGTACTGTAAATGCTACTGCAACACCCCAGATGGTTGTAGAAGAAGACGGCAATCAAGAAGCAACCGATATTGGTATTATGAACTTTACAACAGGATTTAATGTTGTAACTAATAGTACTCGTGCAACCATTTCAATTGATGCTACAACTTCAAATATTTCAGAAGGTAGTCGTCTTTATTTTACAAATAATCGTGCTCGGACTGCAATCAGTGCTATTGATACAGGAGGTTTTGGTAGCTTTACCTATAATAGTGGCAGTGGACAGATGGCATTCCAAGGAGCTTCTGCATCTGATGTACGAGGCGTACTAAGTGTTGCAACCTCTGGAGACAGTGATCTTGGACAGCTTACATATGATAATACCGTAGGAGAATATGCCTTTGCGGGACCAACTGCTGCAACTATACGAGGAAAGTTTAGCGGTGGAAACGGTATAACATATACTTCGGGTACGGGTGCAATTGCTGTAGACACAAATGATGGTATTACAGCAACAGGAAGCGGCATCTCTGTTGATAATACTGTTGTTCGTACATCCGGTGCACAAACTATCGCTGGAAATAAAAGTTTTACAAATAATGTAACAATTGGAGGAGACTTAACTGTTTCCGGTGCTACTACAACTATAGACACTACAAACTTACAAGTAGAAGATAATCTTATATTGTTAAATAGAGGAGAATCAGGAAGTTCAGTAAGTGAAGGTGAAGCAGGTATAGAGATTGATAGAGGCTCTGGTGCAAATCCAAGTTTCAAATATAAAGAAACAGGTGTGGGTATAACAGGAGATCTTGCTGCAGGATGGACAGTTGGTACAGCAAGACTTGCTGCAACAGGTTTTTATGGAACTTTTTATGGAGACGCTTCAAACTTATCAAATATAAATGCTGATTCTTTAAGCGGTCTTTCAACGGCAGATCTTGTAGAAGATCCCAGCACAAGCTTAGGAGCAACTTCTCACAGTGGCGGAAGAACTGCTTACTTTTCAAATCAAAGAGCAGCAGGTGCTGTAGTCGCTGGCAATGGTCTTACTCGTGGTACAATTACAGCAAATGGAGCAACTTATAGTGTAGATGCCGGTAGTGGTATATCTGTAGATTCTTCTGGAGTAAATGTTTCCGGAGTTACAGTTGCCATGCTTGCCGACACAGCAGTTCAGACTAGTTCTGAGTCTTTTTCTGATTCAAACTCTATACTAATGACAGCGGCTGCTGTTCAAGATAAAATTCAGAGTTTTGGTTATACGACAAATGTTGGTGACATAACTCAAGTTACTGCAAGAGCAGGACTAGGTCTTACAGGTACTTCAACAACTACTTCTGGAAATGCAGATTTTACTTTTAATATTGGTGTTATAACGGGTGGAGGGATATCTCTAGATCAAGACAATATTGCCGTAGATACCACTGTTGTTCGTACTACTGGTGCACAGACAATTGATGGAGTTAAAACTTTTAATTCTACTATTGTTGGTAATATTACCGGAAATGCAGATACAGTAGATAATTTACATGCGTCTTCCTTTATAAGAAGCGATGCAAACGATACGTCTTCTGGCTCTTTAGAGATGACAGTAAATACTACTCATGCTATTAACTTTACTGCAGGTAGTACAAATGATAGCCGAGGTATATCATTCAATAACAGAAGCGCTGTATCAGCAGATTACAATGACGGTTGGCTACGACTAAATAATGCAAGCAGCTTTACAAACGGTATTTACACTCCTGGTAAGATACGTGCAGATAGTGGGTTTCATGTAGATAGTATTACAGTTATAGATGGCTCAGGGCAGATTAATTACAACAGACTAATAAACACTCCTACTATTCCTACTCCAAGTAATTCTACAATTACAATAAATGCAGGCACTAATATGAGTGGGGGCGGCACTTTTACACTAGATGGTGGTGCAAATACTATAACACTAAATGCCACTGATACAAATACAGTTACTCAAATTAGAAGAAATAATACTGGAACTTATAGAACAGGAAGTATAAATTTAGTTGGAGGTAGTAATATAACTATTACAGAAACTTCGGCAGGTACTTTTAGTTTCGCGGCAAGCGTTCCTTCTTCAGCAGCAATTACAACCAATGGGTCTACTCCTTCGTTAGCTTCTGGTATAACTGCAGCGCAAGTTAGAAGTTTAATTGGTGCAGGTACTTTTAGTAATGGTAATGGATCACTTTTAGCAGACCTAATAAATGTAAATACACTAAATGCAAATAAAATAACAGCAAATTCTATAACTGCAGCGCAAATTGCAGCAAATGCAATCACAGCAGGAGAATTACAAATATCAAATTCTACAGGATCAAGCTCTGGAATACGAATGTATCTTTCAAGTAATAACGCAAACAGGCCGAGAATAGATGTTTACGATGGAACAATCC